CATTCATGAAACCGATTTCAATCCTTGAAGTAACAGAGACAACTATCGTCCTTCAAGTTGGTAATGCTGGTGGATACACAAACATCCATTACTTCAAGTCTGCAGATGCAGATTGTATTCGTCTTGCAGAAAACTGCTACACTCCAGTTGGATCTACATATGATCCTGCTACAGGTGTGACTGTTGTGACATTCGATGATATCCACAGAATCGAAGCGGGTGACTTAATTGAGATTGCTCCAGGCGGTTTGACATATCAGTGTGCGAATACTACTACACTTCAGTTGGTGTCTATTTCACATCCACGTCCAGCAGACAAATGGTTTAAGAATGCTCTACAGGTAACATCTATTACTCCATATACCATCACATTCAACTCAGGTGATGCAGGTGGTTATACTGGAGCGCATAGTTTCACAGGTGCACTTGAAAACGCTGTACAAGTTATCGGTAAGGGAATTCTATTCTCTGACGATGTTGGTATTGATGCGAACAAGAAAAATGCACGTAAACAATTACAGGCTAACAAGAAGTACATCCAAGACTATATGATGGGTTGGATTGACAACAACTTCTTCATCTACGACAGTGCAAAATGTGAGAGAGATGTTCAACAGTACATCTTGCCTGCAGTACAACAAGACATGATGTTGGGAACCAACTGGAACTCTGTACAGACAGGTGTTGGTTACTACGCAGGTACTGCATCTGAAGTAGTCGGAGATCAGTTGCCTGAAACAGTCGGTGCGGTGTCGGAACTTAAAGGTCTTGTTGCAGATATGACACAGGCGAAGTATACGCCTACTGATGCAACATACGATCCACTAAGTGGTATTACTACACTTACACTTGGTACACATGATATCGAAGTAGGTGACTCTATCAAACTTGCACCAGAAGCGATTACATTCTCATGTGCAAATACCAGTACTGCTGTCATTGGTACGGACTCACATCCAAACCCAACGGATCCAAATTATAACAAACCATTCGTTGTCACTGCAGCGGATGCGACATCTATCACATTCCAAAGTGGTGATGCAAATGGTTATACTGGTGTTCACACATTTGTATCTGCACAGGTAGATTCAGTACATCACTTGGTACATGACAACTTTGCAATCGGAACTGCAGGGAACGCATTCGACGAAATCATTCATATCATGAAAGGTTCTGGTCGTTCTTATACTCCAACGAATGCTACATACGATCCTTTGACAGGTGAAATGGTTGTCACTATCGGTACTCACAGTCTGACAACTGATGATCAAGTTATGTTTGCGCCTGAGTCTATTAGTTTCTATTGTGATGCCAATAACGTTGTCATCTCACATCCAAGACGTAGTGATACAGACAATTACAAGAAACCACTTGACATTACTGCAGTTGGTCTTACTACAATCACAGTTAATGCTGGTGATGCAGGTGGATACACTGGTGTCCATACATTCTATAAGGCAGATCCAAACTCAGTTTCTGTATACAACGAAACACGTAAAAAGACTTATACTCCAACCACTGCAACTTATGATACTGCAACTGGTGATATGGTCGTTACAGTCGGTGTCCATAACCTACAAGTAGGTCAGTACATTGCACTGGAACAAGAAAGTATCGTCTTCACATGTGCGTTGGATGGTAATCAGACTGAACATGCATATCCTCGTCTGAATGATCCTTGGAACAAGAAACCAATTAAGATCAAGGCTGCAACTGAAACCACATTCACTATTAATGTGGGTGGTTATGCAAATGGTACTGCACACACATTCGTACGTGCAACAGAAGGTGCGGTACGTGATGACGTAGTAACATTCTCAGATCCAGCGATGATCGAAGAATTCAAGACTCCAACTGGTGTTGCATACACCGTAGGAACTGGTGTATTTACTCTGACTATTTCAAATCATGGTTTGAGTGCAGGGGATCGTGTAGAACTGATGCCAGGATCGTTCACATTCACATGTGGTTCTGACAACAACCTATCAGAGATCTCTCATCCACGTCCATCAGATCCACCATACAGAAAACCGTTGACAATTACTGCAACGCCTGATATTAATACAATCCAAGTAAATGTGGGTGTTGGTACTGGTGGTGCACATACATTCGTACGTGTCGCAGATAATGCGGTTGCGGTACTTCGTGCAAACGTAGATGAAGTAAACGCATTCGAAACACTTCAAGCGAACCGTGACTTCCTTGCAAATGAAGTTGTCGGATATCTTGCAAACACTTACTTCACTTATGACAGTGCGAAGTGTGAAAGAGATACAGGGTTCCTTATCGATGCAGTAAAACGTGACGTTCTTACTGGTTCTAACTACAACGCTGTTTACATGGGTAAAGGTTATCGTATCGGTACTCAAGGTGCAGACACAGTTGTTAACGATCAGTTAACTGAAACAGTTGGTGCATTCACATGGTTGAAACAACAGGTATCTGCGAAAATATCAGGTACTGCACAGACACGTGCTGAAGCTGCATTTGATGAAGTTATCGATATCGTAACAAACGGTACAAGTGCCGCAGATGTAATCAACTTCGGTGACTCATATGTGTCTAACGATGCATTGAACACTCGTGGTATCATTCAATCTAACAAAGCATTCCTACAGGCAGAAATCACTGCATGGTTGGCAGTTGAGTATCCATCGTTCACATACGATGTTGCAAAATGCGAAAGAGATGTCGGAGTTCTAGTTGACGCTGCATCTTATGATATCCAACATGGTTCAAACGTTGCATCTATCAACGTTGCAAGACTTTATTTTGAAAACGCAGTTTCTGTTCTTCCAGTAGAACAAAGACATATTACTGCAGAAGCGTTCCAGCATATTGCAAACGTTGCCAAGAAACTTGCACGTAACGAAACTGTTACTCCTACAACTGGTAATGCTGTTACTCCTACATCTTGGACTAATGTAGAATACACACCAACTGATGTGACATACAATCCAATTTCTGGTATCATGGTTATCGATCTTGGTGAAGCGCACAACTTTGTACAAGATGATTACATGATCTTTGATCCAGAGTCAATCACATTGTCTTGTGGTTCACCAGTTCAAGAGATTATACATCCACGTCCAACTGATCCAGTATACGAAAAACCAGTTCGTGTTCTTGCGACTACTGCAAATACTATCACACTAGATGTGGGTGATGCAGGTGGTTATGAAGAAGAGCATGGGTTTGTATCTGCAACAACTGGTGCAATCAAGAAATACTTCTCTGACTTTATGGGTCAACGAGTAGAAGATCTTGTCAATATTGTTTCTGACTCTATTGAAGAAGATACACTACTACGTCTCCCTGCAGAGATTGAACCAAACGATATTGGAACTGCATTCTATCAGACTGCTGCAAAAGGTACAATTGTCGGTGGTGGTTCTACTGCACTTGAAGCAGTTGTTAAAGGTGGTTCTGGTGGTATCGATGGTGCACAAGGTGGTCTCATCTCTTACAACGTTGGTGGCCCACAACAGGCATACAGAACTTCGAAGTTCTCACCATTCGAGTTTGGGCCAGGCAACACTGGATATGCAGAAGAGTTCCAAACTGCAACTAAACTTATCAATGGTCTAACAGAGAAACTACAGACAGAAGTAACTGAGTATATTAACGCAACATATAACGGTGTTGGTTTCCAACAGTCTAAATGTACTCGTGACACTGGTTACTTGGTCGATGCGGTTTCTGAAGATGTACTCTACGGTGGTAACGCTGCAACAGTCAAGGCTGCAGAAGCGTACTTCATTAACTCTATCAACTTGTTACCAGAATATCAGTACGATGCAACACAGGCGGCATTTACCCACCTCGCAGATCGTGCAGAAAAAGTTGTTTTGGAAACAGTTATTGAACCACACTTCGAAGGTGCATACACTCCAACTGATGTTGCTTACGATCCAGTAGAAGGATCTATGGTACTGACTCTTGGTTCGCATGATATCCTAGAAGGTGATTTCATCTGGTTCGAAACTGAAGGTATCACATTCGAGTGTGTAAACACTGCTACTGCATCTACTGTTCAGATTTCACATCCACGTGCAGTCGCAGGGGATGGTTATCCAGACCCAGCATACTTGACTCCATGGCCTGTTAAATCAGTTGATGCAACTACTGTTACTTTGACTGGATTCAACGCAGGTGGTTACGCTGGTGCACATACATTCGTAAGTGCAACTGCAGACGCAATCAAACATGTACAGTATCAAACTGTTGCACAGAACTTCTCTGGTACTGCAACATCTACACAGGTTGCGCAGAGAGTTCAGGATCTGATGTTGGTAATTGCAAATATTGTGGATGATCGTACAAACGAAAACATCCCTGCAGTCGCAGATGCTCCAACATACACTCCACTTAGAACATTTGCACGTGATCAAATTCAGTCAAACCGTAAGTTCTTGATTGAAGAAACTGTTGCCTTCTTGAATGATTCATACTATACTTACGATGGTGATAAGTGTTTCAGAGACACAGGTTTCCTAATCGATGCGGTCAAGTGGACTTCACCTAATACACCATTTACTGGTCGTTCAGGCTGCAACTTCTTACTTGACAGGAACTGCAGGTGCAACTCGTACTCGTGAAACTCAGATCAGTGAGTTGGTAGGTGGTCTAAGATTTGTTAAAGACAAACTGAGAGGCATCATCCGCAAAGAAGAGAAAGTACTATCTAAGTACGATGATACATATCTTCTTGAAGAACAACTTGATCAAGGGTTCGAATCAATCATTGATATGATGACAAATCCAAATGCAAACACCACACCAATCTGGTCTGCAGATGGATATTCAAACGGTATTCGTGCAAGAGAAAACCTGCAAGCAAACAAAGCATTCTTACAGGCAGAAACAACTGCATATATCGCAATCGTTCATCCATCTCTAACATATGATGTTGCGAAGTGTGAAAGAGATATCTCTCACATCCTTGATGCAGTATCTTGGGATATGCAATACGGTGCTGAAGAAAATGGCACAAACGTGATGACAGTAAACAACGCTAGACTGTATTTCGAAAATGCAGTAAGTGTTCTACCTGCTGATCAACGTGGCCCAACTGCAGATGTATTCCAACATATCGCAACAATGGCAGATAACATTGTAAGACTTATCGGTGTATCTAAAACTGCAGGTAACGCACTTGATCCAGTAACTTCTGGTCTGACTGCAACATCCACTGCACATGGTACTAAGGTTGAAGAACTTATCGAAATCATTGCCAATGCAGTTCTTGCAGATGATGGTATCGATGGTCTACCTGCAATGGTTGACAACAGTGTCTTCCTCAAGTCAACATATCCTTCTGGTGGTGTCATGTATGATATTATCGAAAGAGAAAAAGGAACAATGCAGTCTGCAATCAACACTTATATTGCAGATAACTACAATGGTCTTGCATACAGTGAGTCTAAGTGTCGTCGTGATTTGGGTTATATCATCGATGGTATCTCGCACGATCTTCAGTACGATGGTAACTGGGCAACTCACAAGAATGCAGAAATCTATTTTGAAAATGCAATCAATACACTTCCTAAAGATCAACGTGATCCTACTCGTCGTGCATTCATGCATCTTGGTAAAACAATGGAGACAGTCTTACAACGTCTTCCAGTTGAACCAACTATATCTAACAGATTTGGTGCACGTTTCACCCCAACCACTGCCACATACGATCCATTAACTGGTATCTTTACTGCAGAAGTTGGCCCACACGCACTAAAAGTTGGTGATGCAATCTGGATGGCAGATGAAAGTATCGTAATGTCATGCGACATGGGTAGTGGTGCAGTAAACCACTCCTCACCCGCTGCACATCATCCTTACTTCAGAAAACCATGTCCGATTACTGGTGTAACACGTACATCGATCACAATGAATGTTGGTACTGGTGGTACTGGTAATTATCCTCACACATTTGTGAGTGCTGAAGTTGACGCTCTTGTTCAAGTAATTGGTAACCATATACCACAAGACTTCCGTCATCTACCTGCAGTATATCCAGAACGTACTGATCTTAAGGGTGAAGCAATGAAACTTGCAAACATGATTGCAGATGCTGCACTTGCAGAGGATCCATCAGGAATTCCTGCCCGTGTATCACCAGACACTTCATGGGTTCCAAGTAACATCATTGCATCTAAGAACTTGATTTCAGATATCTCTGATGAACTCGCAACGAAGGTTGTGGACTACGTGTCTCGTGAGTGGGATGGACTATCATTCCCACGTGGTAAGTGTCGTCGTGATATGGGCTTCTTGGTTGATGCTGCATCACATGATGTTCAGTACGAAACAAACTATGCATCTCGTATCTCTGCACAGATCTACTTCGAAAACGGTGTATCTGTACTACCAGAAGATACTCGCAGACAAACTGCAGATGTATATCGTACAATGAAACTTCTGATGTCTAACATCGTTCAAGAGATCGATACAACAAACACATCTATCACTACGACTGCACAAGACATCTCTGGTGATCCAGCGACTCCAACTGAGGGTACAGAAGTTGTTAACTTGATTGGTATCGTAGAAGATGTGATTCGTGAAGATAGTGTCGCTGCAATCCCTGCCCTACAGGAAGCGAATACTGCATGGGTATCAAGTGACTTGGTTGGTGCGAACAAACTTATCGAAGACAATAAAGTAGAACTCGCAGACAAGTTAATCGAATTCATCAACACTGAGTTCAATGTACTTGACTATAACAAGTCTAAGTGTCGTCGTGATGTAGGATACCTACTAGATGCATTCTCATATGACTTGAACTATGGTGGTAACAGTGCATCTCGTTGGAACGCAGACTTCTACTTCTGGAACTCAGTATATCGTATCCCAGAAGATCAACGTGAAGCGACTGCGAAGTCCTATCGTGAACTAGGTAGAATTTGTAAGAAGATCGTTACAGGTGATTACAAAGGTCAGTCACTCAAGTATGATACTGCAACTGAAGTAGAGGCCAATAAAGTTGAAGGTCTCGCCAATATGTTCTATCTAACTCAGATAAATAAAGATACAAAAGAACTACAAACACTTATTGAACCAAATTATGATTGGGTTGAAAAACCATTTAGAGATGCAAAAGAAGTAATTCTGAAGAAACGTGGGCCTCTGCAGTATGATGTTGTAAGATTTGTTAACGCAACTTATAACTTTGTTGATATTAACTTGACAAGACGTGATGCAGGTAACTTGTTGCAGACTATCGTCAACGACATCAAGTTTACTAACCCGAATACAGGACAACAAGGTTCGACTAAAGCGACAAGAACTTTCTCACAATCGTTCTTCGATCAAAAAGGTCAACAGGTATTCCCAGTATTCAATGCAACAACGCCTGGGTTGAGATTCATGGGTACAGTGGCGGATATCTCTGCACGTAATGCGTTGCAGTCAGATCCAAACCTTACTCTGAAACCAAATATGGCGTGGATCGTTTCTGATGATGCAAATATAAACTTCTACCAAGGAACTATATACTATTGGAACGGTGGAGCATGGGTTGATGACGGTCAAAATAATACTGATCTTCTATATGCGTTCTATAAAACATGGGATCGTATGAGAGACTTTATTATTGCGAACTATTCACCAGATGGAGCACACAGTGCATTTATCACTGCTCTGTTTGATGATTGTTTGAAAGGTAACGTCCTAAGACCAGACGTGTTAACATTCGGTTCACTTGTTGAATCAATTGCTCACCAGTTTAACGGTGGTGCTGCAGGTGTTAACAGAACTGCGTTGCCACTGAACTTTAGAAACCTTGGGCCTGCAACGTCTGCGATTTCTTCGGTTCTCTCTGAAGATGGTGGTCGTGTAAGATGGTCTGGTGCAGACGAATTGAATAACCAGTACTTCGCAAGAGGTTTGAGAATTAACGGTAGAACAGGTCGAATCGAAGGAAGACCATTTACCTCATCTGTTCGTAAACTCGCAAGACGTGCTTCGAACAGTAGAGCTGTAGTATAAAAGGAAAGAAACATGGCATACTCACAATATGAAGATGCAAACACTGGGATTACTGTGATCGTAACATCACAGGCACCAGATGCTTTGCCAATTGGATTTAACGCTGTATTAACTACAGAGTTTGATGAAGTTATTACTGTACCACAGTTCAGAGTTCCCGAACTTGTTTTCGGGGGTAGTGAAACAATTGAGCCTGGCATCGGGGAAGTTATTTCCCCACTCATTTTATGCAACACCACAAACGCTACTGCGACAGTTGATGTTGAAATTTATAGAATCAGTAATTCGATAACTTATGATTTAATTAAAAATTTACCTGTACCTGCTTATGACACAATCCCAATTCCAATTAACGGACAGTTCTTCGCTTCTGGTGATATCATGCAAGCACGTTGTAGTGCAAACCTTGCAATTACTGCAACGTTGTCATATACGGTAGGCCAGGCGGAGGAATACGATGTCGACTAGGTTTCGCACTTTTACTAATCGTGGATTTTCGATTGGTAATGGTATCCCACAAGATCCAGCGCAGTTAGATCCTGCTGCGTTTAAAGGTTCGGTAATTTACACGATTACCGACGAAATCCGTTATTCGGATGGAACGTCATGGATACCAGTTTCAGGTGCTCAAGGAACCACAGGTTTTCAAGGCCCAGATGGACTCCAAGGTATTCAAGGTGAATATGGGCCAGGATTTACAATCATTGGTTCTGTACCAGATGTAGATTCGGGTGGAGATCCACAGGCAACTCTTAATGCTGCGTTTGGTTCTGCAAGTGTCGGTGACGGTGTCATTGATGACGCAGACGAAGAACTATGGATTTATGACGGTGTAAACTGGATTAACATTGGTACATTTAGAGGTGTACAAGGTTTCCAAGGCGTACAAGGCACACAGGGTGTGCAAGGTGATCTTGGCGCTAAAGGTGTCCAAGGTTTCAGAGGATTTAGAGGTTTCCAAGGTGTGCAGGGCGCACAAGGTACTCAGGGTTTCCAAGGTATTCAAGGAGATCGTGGTTATCAGGGCGTACAAGGTATGCAGGGAACCCAAGGATTACAGGGTGATCAGGGTACTCAAGGATTGCAAGGCCCACAAGGCCCGCAAGGAACGCAGGGCGTTCAAGGGACTCAAGGCCCACAGGGAACTCAAGGGTTCCAAGGTGTTCAAGGTACAGACGGTGCATTCGCAGGTCAGGGTGTGCAAGGCCCTCAAGGCCCTCAAGGTACTCAGGGACTTCAAGGTGTACAGGGTACACAAGGCCCACAGGCATTCCAAGGTGTACAAGGTACGCAAGGTTGGCAAGGTGAGGCGATTCAAGGTATCCAAGGTCAACAAGGCCCGCAGGGAGTACAAGGTACTCAAGGTCTGCAAGGTGATCAGGGTACTCAAGGCGTACAAGGCCCACAAGGCACAAAAGGTTTTCAAGGAAATCAAGGCGTTCAAGGTACACAAGGTGGAACTGGTGACACTGGTTTGCAGGGTCTTCAAGGGCCTCAAGGAACACAGGGTGTACAAGGCCTTGAAGGTTATTACGGTGGTCTAACATTCGAGTGGATCAACAACTCAACATCTGGGGATGTATTCCCTGGCGTTGGGTATTTTGCGTTGGTCTCTGGAAGTACAAACTCTTCTACAGATGTTTACGCTGTTGACAAAATCTGGTTCGACGATAAACCATCTGATAGTAATAGACGTATTGACGATCTATTCAATTACATAGATTCAAATCCAGGCGTTCCAAAAGGTCAGATGATGATCAGAACGCCTCGTGATACAACTAACAATGACTTTGAATTCCTACTCTATCAAATCGATGATTGGACATGGGCAGGTGGTGCTGGTCAAGAAGACAACGGTTGGTTTGATGTTACATTTATTGAAAAATCTCTTTTAGGTTCTGGTGGTGCAAACACAGTTTCTTGGGATGATGCAACTGCCCGTTATGGTGACACTGCAATCATTTCATTCATGCCTTCTGGCCCAGTTGGCCCAACAGGTATTCAAGGTGTTCAAGGTGATCTTGGTTTCCAAGGCACACAAGGATCTCAAGGATTCCAAGGATCTCAAGGCGCTCAGGGTATTCAGGGTTTCCAAGGATTCCAAGGTATTCAAGGGGAAGCCATTCAAGGTGTTCAAGGCCCACAGGGTACACTTGGTATTCAAGGTTTCCAAGGCATTCAAGGTATCCAAGGTCAAGAGGGATCTCGTGTATTTGAAGTAACCAATAATGGTAACATTGCATACAC